GTCAGAATGCCGCCGCTGTCATAAGCCACGCCCCGCATACCCTTTGGAATGCTGCCGTACCGGTCCAGGACATAGCGGATACCGGCAACAATGTTCGCCAACGGATGGTAGACATCATTCGGCAGCGAATCCAGACGGTAATGCTGGAATGTCGGATCAATGGTCTGAATTAGCCCTTTCGAGGGAATTCCTTTGCGGGCATTAGAATCCCACAAATTTATTGCCCTAGGATCTCCGGAACTTTCCGAACGAATCTGATTCAGAACATAGTCGGCGAATCCGGGGGCCTGTCCCGTCAGCCGGAGGGCTTCGAGGACGGTCGGCCGCCAGCGTTCCACATTCGGATCCCACTTGCCACCGGCGACCGGTGCCGGAGCATCGGCGGATGATCCGCCTCCGCCGGGTGAGATCGTGTCCAGCCCCAACTTCTTCCGGATGATCTGCACCAGACCACCGATGATTCCGGTGTTTCCCGGCCCTGAGGTCGTCCCTACCACCGCACCGAGGGCGGACGGGGGTAGATGGATCTCGAAGTGCATCGGGTCGGTATAGGACCAGTCGCCGCCCCACTCCATGCCGAGCTTCTCGGCGATGGCATGAGCCGGCTCACCCGGGATGACGCCGTTGCCGGCCCGGCCGTAGCCCGGCAGACCCCGGCCGTTCTGCGGAGCATTGATGTCCAGCGCCAGGCCGTAGCTGTGGAATGAGGCATTGCCCGATCCGGCAATGTTCCGCATCTCATAGCCCCAGTTGCCGCCTCCGCCAATACCTCCCGGAATCTTCGGCACCAGCTCGTTCAGGAGTTGGTTCCAGGTGCCCTCCGTGCCACCGGCAACACCGCCGGGGAACGGGATTCCATTCCAGGTGTACCCGCCGTTGATGTTGCCGCCCCGGATCCACCCGAACGAGGAGGGATCGTAGGAGTTGACTTTGGCCCCGTTCGGCGTGGCGCCGATCGGCTGTTGAGCGCCCTTCTGCGCCTCGTCGGCCAACTTCTTGGTGACGTTTTTCCCGAACTCGAACGCGCTGGTCAGCGTGGCCTTGAACGAATCCATCAGTCCGGGGATGAACTGGATGGTGCCGCCCTCCGCGTACTTGCCGGCGTTCATCGCGACGAGATCGGTGTAGTACCGGCGAGCCATGGCCGCGCGGACCACGAACTCGTTCGGAGAGACCAAGGCCGGCACGGTATCCGAGGTGTCGGAGCCGGAACCGAAGATCCGCCCCTTCGGGTGATCCAGCCATCGACCACCGCCGGCCAGCATCACAATGTTGTCGCCGACCAGGCCGCCCTTGGCCACCATGCCCATGTATTGCGTTGGGTTCTCGGCAAAGCTGTTGGCCTGCCCGGTGAATGCGTCGGTGATGGCCTTCCAGATGTTCTCGGCGACCGCCTTGACGCCCTCGATGATCCAGCCGACAAAGTCCTTACCGATCTGGATGATCTTGTCTTTCAGCGTGAGAATGGCCTTCCAGATACCGCCCAGGAAAGAGTTCGGATCATTGATGTCACCAGTGAAGTAATTCCAGATGTTGGTCGCGGTGGTGGTAATTCCATCCTTGACCCAACTGATCAGTTGCGAGCCCCAGTCGACCGCCTTCTGCCAGAACGAGGACATGGACGCCCAGAGGTTGGCCGGCAGATCCTTGAACCACTGGATGACGGTATTCCACATTCCGACGATACCGCCGGTACCATCGGTCCCTTTCCAGATCCAGGTGATGAAGTCCTTGCCCCACTGGACGACCTGAGTCCAGATCCCGGAAATGCCCGCCCAGAGATTACCGGGCAGATCCTTGAACCACTGGATGACATTCGCCCACATACCGACGATGCCGCCGTTGCCGTCCGTTCCCTGCCAGATCCATTGAACCAGTTGGGATCCCCAGGAGACGGCCGCCTGCCAGGCCCCGACGATGGTGTTCCAGAGCGCGGTCGGCAACTGCCAGAACCAGTCGAACATCGCGACGGCGGCGTCCTTGATTCCTTGCCAGAGCCAGCCCAGGAATTCGGTCCCCTTGTCGTTCAGGAACTGCATCCACTGGGACAGGGTATTCCATATCGTCGGCACCAGATTGGTGAATACCTGGACGGCGACATCGATCACCGTACCAATGACATTCTTGATCTGATTCCAGAGGCCCTCGAAAATTGCCTTGATGCCATTCCATGCCTTGGTCCAATCGCCGGTCAGAACTCCGGTGATCAGATCGATCACGCCGCCGAAAACGGTGACCAGATTACCGATCGTATCCGCGATGAATGTGAAGACCCGTTCGACCACGGGCATCAGGGCATCGATCACCGGCATGAGGCCGTCAATGATGGCCTCGATCAGCGGCAGCAGGGCGCCGAGAATGCTATCGAGCAGCGGCCCGACCTTCTCCAGCAGTCGCGCCAGCGGAGGCAGGAGCTTGGCCACCAGATCGGTGATGAACGGCAGGAGCCGGTTGATCACGTCGGCGATCTTTTGGAACAGCGGCGTGACCGCTTGCAGGGCCTTCGCAATACCCTGCGCCAGAACGGTTCCCACGTCGGCGAACAGATTCGCCAATGTCGGCAGGAGCGGGGTGATGACCTTGAATATCAGCGACATCGGGTTGAACGCCGATAGGAGAGTCTGCACCGGACCGATGAGGTCCTTGACGGCCGGCCACAAGGTCTGGAACATCTGGACCAGGGCGCCGCCGATGGTCCCGCCGACCTCCTTGAGTACCGGCAGGAGAGTTGACATAGCGGAACTGAACTGGCCCTTGAACGCCCCCGCAATATCGATGACGATATCGCGAAACGTCAACAGCCCGCCGATGATCGGGCTATCCTCCTCCAGCCCGAACTGGCCGGTGAAGTCACCTGTTTTCATCAGCGACCAGAAGTCACCAAGGGCCTTTCCGGTGGCATCCAGTGCCGGGAACAGGGTTTGGTTGAGGACGGTGACCGCCGTGGTGACCGCCGGCAGGAATGCCGCGCCCAGTTTGCCCTTGGTGTCCTCCAGCGAGGCGGCCAGGATCCGCTGTTGGTTCGCCAGTCCGCCGCTCGTCCGCTCGAAGTCGCCTTGCGCATCAGACGTTTGCTTCATGATCAACGCCTGCGAGGCGAGGACCTTCTGTTGCGGGGTCAGGGCTTCCTTGGTGGTGGTGATGAGGCCCTGAGCCAACGCCTCCTGCCGCAGGCTCGCATCGTCCAGCAGAACGCCGTAGGCCCGGAGGGGCTCCGTCTCACCCCGGAGGCCCGCCGAAAGTGCGTCAGTGGCCTGCTCAACGCTGGTATTGGAGAAGCTCGCCATGTCGGTGGCTAGCTGGGCCAGGCCACTGGAGAACTTGACGTTATCCGCCCCCGCCAGGCCGGCAGCCTTGCCGTAGACGCCGAACCCGGAGACCGCGTTTTTCACCGCCAGGTTCGACTGGCCGAGGCTCTTGGCTCCCTTTTTGGCGAACTCCTCAACCCCGCCGGCAGCGTCACCGAAGATTTGTGTCGTCTTGGTGGCGACCTCGTTGAGATCACTGGCCTGGTTGATGCTCTCGACCAGGACGTCCTTGATCTTTCCAGCGGCAAACGCGCCGGCCAGAACCCCGCCGAGCCCGGCCATCGCCTTACCGATGCCACCGGTCAGCCGGCCGCCCATCTCACGGCCGGCCCCGTCCATGTCGACCTGTTTGAACGCCTTACCGATCTCGCCCTGAACTCCGTCGAATGTCGGAATCAGTTGGATGTAGGCCTCAGCGATAGTCGCCTTGCCGGCCATGAATTACCCACCCCTCCAACGTTTCCGGAATTCGGCGATGCTCATCACTTCGCCGGTGATCTGCCGCGCGCCCTCCGGAAGGTCACCCGGCCGGGTCAGCGGTTTCGGTTTCGGCGCCGTCCGATTCCCCGCCCGCTGCCAGTTGGCCGCCTGTAGGACGAGCATGATGCCGGCCAATAGCTCCTGCGTGTAGCCCCAGTCCGCCTTAGGCCCCTTCTCCAGCCGGTAGACGGCGGATCCGGGGCTGGCGTGCTTCATCGCGGACACCATGGCGCGCAGGGTGAGCCGATCGGGATAATCGTCCAGGACGAATCCTGCCGCGAGAAGGTCCGCCTCCAACGCACTCCACCGTTCGGCGGACATGCAGAGGAGGCCGACTATTCCCCCAGGTCGATCCCGGAATGCTCGGCCCACTGGCGCGAAAACTTCTCGTTGAACTCCTCGAAGTCCATCTCATCGATGGCCTTGAGTTGCTCCTTATTGCAATCCCTTTCGATCACGAAGTAGGCAATCTCGATCGGCGGCATCGACCGCATCCGACGCAGTTCCCCGGCGGTCTTGAACGGCTTCGCCAGCGACGTGACGGTAATCTCGACGCCGGAATCGGTGACGTAGGTAAACGGCTCGTTGCTGCCCGCTCCGGTCTGTCCGTTTGTCTTGGCCTTAGCCAACTTTGCGGTCATCAGGGGATCACCGGCGCTGTGGGATCCGCGTAGATGATGGCGGTATCGCCGTTGGCATCGGGGTAGCAGGTCAGGGTAACCGGGATGAGGACGGCGCCGGTCCGGGTGAACGTCAGATCGCCCCGATCGGTGATCTGCCCATCCGCCACGGTGATCCGCAGGTGCCGATCCCCGTCCAGCATATTGACCACCCATGCCTTGCGAGGCGCCTCCTTGACGTTGAGGTGGATCTCCAGCGCACCGGAGGTATCGGTCACGTTGTCGTCGCCGAACGCGGACTTCGCCGACCGATCGTTGATCTCCAGAAAAGAGAACGCGAGGGTCACCTGAGACTCGGACTTGATCCGGCGGACGGTATCTCCGCCCCAGTCCTTGATGTCGTTCCAGGTCTGCGCGTCGGCCAGCGTGACGCCATCCTCCGAGATGTAGCCGGAATCCTCGAATCCGGCACCGACCGGGGCGGAGGCATCGGTGGGCAGCGCGGTGCCCTTCGGGGCGGACATGATGGCGCCCGCCACCCGATCCGGGGAGCCGACGTAGATCAGGTCGGCGTCGAATTCACCTACTGGTGCGGTCATTTCGGAACTCCTTGCGTTGAGGTGACCTGCGCGGCTCGGATGGCCACCAGGAACGATTGCGAATACCGGAAGAGATCGGTTCGGGTCGGATTGCTGTAAGGGCCGGAGAGTTCCCGGACGGTGTAGACGGGATGGCCGCCGAGACGGACCCCGCCCCATAGGTCGTTCATCAACGCCCGCACCGTGTTTGCCGCGTGCATGACGGAGGAGTTGTCGACCGAGACGATATCGATGGATATCTGCGCCTGGTCGGTGACCAGATCCCGGCGGACCCCGCCTGTCCGGATCACCACGATGTAGTCGTTCGCGCCGAGTGGCACCCGATCGGCAATCGGCCAGTCGATCCCGAACTCGGGTAGTCGGCTATCGAGGTAATCGATGATCAGTTGTTCGACATCCGGATCAACAATCATGCGTCCCTCCCGGCATCGAGGGAACTGGTGAGGACATGCGCCTCTGCCTCTGCGACTCGTGCCTCCTGACTGACGGTTTTCACCCGCCCGTGAACGCGGTCCTTGCCGACCCATGTGGCCGAATTGAAATGCTCGGCCGCCCGCCGGGGAGGCTCGGGCATCTTGCGCTCTGCCGAATCACGAATGTTGTCGGCGCGGGCCGCGACATCCTTGGTGATTCCCTCATCGGTCATGAGCATCCGGCGGATCTCCTCCGACCGGAGCTTGATCTCGATCTTTCCGACCTTGAATCCGGTCGGCTGCGCTCCGGCCCCGGCCACGAATCGACCGCGTGAATCCCGATTAGGCGTCATCTACCCCTCCCATGCCGCGAGGAGAAACTGGGTATGGGCGAGGAACCCGGGGTTCCAGACCATGGCCTCTGAGACCGCCCGGAAGGACTCCCCCGGGTGATCCGGCAGCCATACCCGGTCGAGTGCGCCTATGACGACTCCAGCCGGCGTAAACAGGCGGATCCGCGCGCCGAGTTGATCCCGATGGGCGCGATCCTCATCCCCGGCCATCGGCTGCACCGAGCAGCCGTTGACGGTGACGATCTCCTCCGGTTCCTGCGACCAGTCGGCGACCTCGGATCCATGGACCGTTTTGGTGATCGGGCGGGCAACCTGAATCGTCTGATTGGCGATGGCAGGAGGCAGCGACCCCGGCCCGATCGTGGATAGCGTAGTCATCATGGCTGCCGTTCCAATCGGTAGGAATCGAGCAGATAGGCCTGCGTATCGGTGAAGCTGACCCCAGATCCGTTGCCGGCCGATCCCATCGACAAGGTAACCCCGCCCACCGCCTGCGAGGTATAGCCGTAGGGATTGGCGACCGATCGGGCGACGGTGGAGAGGATCAGCTGACTCAGGTCGGCGACGTCGGCCAGGTCGAATCCGTGCATCATCTTGACGCGAATGTTCGCGAGACCGTTTCCCCAGTAACCGTAATTCGCCTTCTGCACCCGGCCGGTCCGCGAGTAGATCAGATCCGTCGTCGGATTGAACTCAATGATGGTGCTGCCGAAAACCTCACTGAGGGACTCGATCTGATTCAGCCGCAGCGTCGGGAGGACGAGAGTCCGTCCGCCGGTGGCGTCCAGGACGCGCAGGTCCGAAAGGTTCGGCGCGATATGCCATCCGCAATACCGGCGGATGCCGGCCGATGCGGCGTTGAGGAGGTCATCGATGTTGGCCGGTGCCGCCGTGCCGGTCATGGCCTCGTATTGCTCTTTCGTGGCGAGCGGCGGCAGAGGTTCAGGACCGGTCACGGTTGCCTCACTTGTTGTCTGGCGTTACCGCCTTGTTGCGAGGCTGATGACGCTTGGCCCCGCGAGCCTTTGCGTCCGCCTCCGAGAGGAGATAGGTCCGGCCGTCGATGACGTACTCGGCCAGGTCCCCGGTGGCGACCCGGGACGGCTTGACCACCTCTTCCGTGGTATGTGCCGGGATCTCCTCGACCGGCTCCTCCGGTTCGCGAATTGTCTTGCGAGTCATGGGTTTCCCTCCTGGTGTCAGGCCGGCCGCCTCCGGGCATGGTCAGCGACCGGCCTGAGCTGATGGATTACGGGCCAGCCGGCGGGACGAATCCGGTCACCTTCACGAAGGCAGCCGGAACCCGGACGGCCAGCGCGAGGCGCTCCTCCGCCCGAATCGTCACCAGGTTGTGCTCGAAGTCATCCACGTTGGAATTGGTCGAGGAAACCGTGACGCCACCCCGGCGGTAGACCGTGGCCGCCTGCCGGTAGGCACCGACCAGCGCGGTGCCCTGCGCGATGGCCGCCGTCACGACGGTCCGCAGGCCCCACACCGGAGGCTGGTTGGAGAACCCGTTATTCCCATACTGTCCGGTGAAGGGTCCGCCTCCGAGGTACTGACCATTCCCGTCGACCGCCAGGCGAAGGGTCTGGTAATCAGCGGGGTTGATGACCAGGCCATCGGGGGCCAGGCCGGTCGCGGTCGATACCTTCGTCATCGATCGGAACAGCGCGTTGAATCCATCGGTGGCGTCGGCGACGGCCTCCGTCTGAATGCCCGACCGATTCAGCAGACCCCGCAGGTTCGGCGCGGTGCCGTCCCCGTTGAGAAGTTGCTGTTCCTCGAATACCGCCAGGTCGTACATCAGGCGGGTGTTGATCTCCGAGACCAGGAATGCCAGGTCATCGAGCATCTCGTCGGAGAGCTTGATGAAACCGGCGATCTTGGTGAGGTTCTCGGTGACGGTGGAGTACAGGTAGTGAAGCTGGGGCTTATGCCCACCTTCCGGCACCGTCCCGAAGTTACCTTCGCGCGCGCCCTCCACGAAGTACGTGATGGCCTGACCGGAAAGAGTTCCGGACGCGAGGAGGTCCGCCACCACGACCGGAGGGCGGTAGGCCCGGGTCACCGTCTCATCGACCTGCACCAGAGCCGGCCCATACATGCCGGTCGGACCGCCGGTGTAATGAGGATCGCCGGCTGCCTTGTATTCCGGCACGGAGATCGAGGCGCCCGGCGTGTACTTGAATTGCACAAGCTGGGACGCGGCGTGCTTCACGAAATGGTCACCGATCGTGAGAGCAGGTGCGCCGGCGCGCTTCTCATGCTTGCCGTCAACGGCCATGATGGCGTTGAAAACCTCGTCGGACTCGGCCCCGGCCTGAATCCGGGCATCGAGATCCCGTGCCTTGCCGAGGTGCTCGTTGATCAGTTCCATCTCGCGGGGGGTCAGCGATCGACCCTCCGTCTTGGCCTTCTCGGCCACGTTCCGGGCTGCCTTCACGAAGGAGTCCCGGGTTTCGAGGAGATTCATCTCCCGATTCCTTCCATCTCTGTGATTGCGATCACGGCGAGAACCGCGTCCAGGGACGGAACTTCGGGCTCCTTGAACGTGGCCGCATCGGGCTCCTTGTTCGTGGCCTTGATTCCAGCACTTGACTTCTCGTCGTCGCTGCCTCCAGCAGCGGCCAGCACGGCGCCGAGTGCCTCATCGGCCGACTTGAGTGCGGCACGGGCGTCGTTGATTGTCTTGACGTTCTTCTCACTCAGCACCCGGCCGGCCTTGCCGAGGATGCCACCGAGGTCATAAGCCACGCCCCGCAGGGCATTCGAGCCCTTGACGCCCAGGAGTTCGGTGGCCGGATTGGCGCCGACCGGGGTGGGGCCGACCTCGTACAGATCGAGATCCGTCAGCTCGACGGCATCCTCGCCCTCCTGCATTCCGCCCGGCGGGACGTTGAACGAGAAGGAGAACTGAGTCACCCTCCGCTGCCGCAGAAGGTTATGCGTCGCAGCCGCTTTCGGATTGTCCAGATCCAACTGGGCCTTGACCCAGAGGCCTTCATCCGTTTCCTTCGCATCGAGGACGTGACCGATATTGAAGTCGGGATCGTCCAGCCGATGCGACCAATAGACCGGAATCGGGTCGCCCGAGTCCTCCCACTCGGAGAGGGTCCGCGCGAATGCTCCCGGCATAACCACCTCGCCGTAGGAGTCCTTGACGCCGAACACGGACACAAGGGCCTCGAACTGACCGGCAGCAACCTCCGCCTCCGGTTCGGCGTCCGGATCCGCAGGGACATCAGGGTCATCCTTGCTCCGGAGCTTGATCCGGGCCGGAAATGTCTTGGTGCGCATGGCCCCTCCAGAGGCTAGTGACGGTTGATGATGACGAGATCGCACTTGCAGCCGGATGTTTGGTCCGGTCCGAGATTGGCATCGCCCGGCCAGTCGGCGCCATTACTGAACTTGGAGTCGATATCGACCGTCTCGTTGTTCAGGTTCGGATGCCGGCTGTTCTTACTGGTGACGCGCCACGTCTTGGTGGCCTTCCCGCCGACCTGACGTTCCGACTGCTTGCCCGCCTCGACCATCGCAATACCGGCCATGACGGTGGTCAGGCTGATCGACTGGAGATCGGCCCGGGATGTGGCGGCGGTGGTGAAAACGTCCTTCGGTTGCGGGGCGTTCTCCTCGCCGGCCCGGTTCAGACAATCCTCGATCTGCGCCCGGGTCGTCTCGTTGATCTGCTCGGCGCGATACCGCATCACGTCGGTGAGGTAATCGATCACCGATTCCATATCGAACGGCTCGGGCATGTCGAGCTTGCCGAGGACCCGGTTACCAAGCTGGTCGGTGACCTGCGCCGATATCCGCATGATGTCGGCGGTCAGTTCCTCGTTCCAGCGATCCTCATTCCACCAGGGGTCATCCCGTTTGTTGTTCAGCGCGGTGAGGACGACGGCGGATTGCCGGCCGTAGAACCGCTCCAGCATCCGGCGGGTGGCCTCGATCTGCCGATCGGTGGCCCGATACTTCGACAGGACGGCCGTTGAGATCCGTTCTGCCGGCCGATCGGCGACGTTCCGGGGTGATCCCTCCAGCCGCATCGGCGCGGGCGCGGAGAGCGGCGTCTGTGGTGACGGCTGGCCGCCCTCGATCACGTTGAGCGGAACGATCAGTTCGTCGCCGCCCTCGATCGGCGGGAGGTTCTGCCGGGCGCGGTATTCGTTGCGGGTCATGTACGGGCCGCCGACCGCCATGCTGGCAACCTGAGCCTGTTCCTCGAACGATCCCTGTAGTTTCTCGGCGATGTTGAATTCGACGTATTCGTTCGCCGGTTCGCCGATCATCGGGAGCAGGAAATTGTTGATCCGCCCCTCCAGCATCGACAACCAGGGACCGAGGGTGTCGCCGTAGAGCATCCGCCGGAATTCCCGGACGTTCGAGTAATTGGCGTTGTCGAGAAGGCCCAGCATGGTCGGGTTGACGTGATAGACGGATGCCACCGTGGTCAGGGCCAACTTGGCTGCCGCCACGAATTCGTCCTCGACCGCGCTAAATCCGATCCGACTCAGGGTCATCCCGTCTTGCAGGATCGGCGTTCCGCCAGCCTCCGTGCCGTGCCGGCCGGAGTACCGTTCGGACCATTCTGTCCGGAATCGGGCCTCCGCCTCCTGCGACCACTTGGGCGCGTCGGCCGGCCGGGTGATGACCGTCCCGACGCGGGCGCCGCGTTCCCATCGCTGGCCCCGATAGATCACCGCTGCAATCTGTTCCTCAAGTATGGCCTTGAGTGTTTCGGTCGGCGGGGTGCCGTCCGACAGACTGGAGGGGTTCCAGCCGTGGAAGTGGATAATCTGTTTCGCGGGAACTTCCCGAGTTGGCTTGCCGGGCTGCGTGACCCACCAGGTGTCGGGGTCAATTACGTTGCCGCCGTAGGCGTCCTGGACCCATGCGACCGGCAGCGGATCGATCCGCCAGCCGACCTCCCGCTGGGTGTCCGGCCGGACCCACCAGTAGCCCCGATCCCAGAGGGCCAGGTCACAGACCAGCGCATCGAACAATTCGTACCGGGTCATGTAGGGGTTCGGCGAGCGCAGGAGCGATGCCGCCGTGCTATCGCTCGCCTTTTCCCTTTCCTCGTCGCCCTGTCGGAGATACACTCCGAGTCCCAACTGCGCGATATTCCGGCCAAGGAAACTAATCACCGCGCGGAGGTAGGGCTGAGACCGGAACAGGCTAGCCGGATCGAGGTTACGAATCCAGTCGATATCGATCCGGACCTCCTGCCCCATCGACGTGATGACGACCAGCGGATTAGGGTTCGGGGTCTCGTAGGTCACCGGAGCGGTCGGGACAACAGGGAGGTATGGCGTGGACTTGGTGCCCAACCACCAATCCCGGAAGCGGCCCATGGTCACCCCCAGATTCGTGTTTGCGGATCCTCATATGCGGAAACGGCTTCGGGTTTGGACATCAGCCAACCGTCGAGAGCGAAGAACCAGGCGGGCATCCCATCGATCCGTTTCCCGGTCGCCTGCCGATCAGGCTTGACGGGGCGGACCCGATCAGGGTCATCGGCCGGCCGTTTCGCCTCGACGTTGTCCGCCATCCAACGAGCGACCGGATTGCCGCCATGCTGGACCTTCCGAGCTTTGAGGAGGCGCATGGCCTCATTCATCGGCGCGGTCATCTGTGTATACGTGGTACCGGACTCGATCATGTCGAGCCCGGTTTCGCCGGAAAGTCGTTGCCGGATCGGCTCACCCGACCAGCGGTCGTAGACGCAACGAACGATGTTGAACCGCTCGCAGTCGATGGCGATATCGGCCATCACCTGGTCGTAATCGATCGTATCGCCATCGGTCGCGACCACCCAGCCATCCCGGCACCATTGCTCGAACTGCCCATCGGTGTGCTCGGATAGCGTCGGCACCACGGACTCCGGGATCCAGAACCGCCAGCGGATCCGGCCATCCTCGAACTGGAGGCACCAGGCCGTCATGTCCAACTTGCTGGACAGGTCCAGGCCCGCCCAGGACCGTTGCCCCGCATAGGTTTCCCAGTTCCAGTCGGGGGTCATGAGGAGATCCCCGGTGTTCTCGTCCCACAGATCCATCTGTATGTAGCGGGTGACCTGCTGCACACGCTGGTTCACCTGGAACTGCCGGAAACCGTTCTCCTTCTCCGCGTTCTCATGGGCATCGATGGCCTGCCGACGCATGGCCTCGCGGCTCTTGAACCCGTCGAGGGCGGGGTTCGGCCACTTCCAGTTGCGCTCATCGAACGGATCCGTCGAGACCGGGAGATCCGGATGGCCGGGGAACAGCCGGTAGAGGCGCTCCAGGCCCTCTCTGGTCGACGGAAGTTTGCGGACGAAGGCGAAGACGTGGGGAGCCCGGGTCGGGTCCTCCTGAATCCGTTCAGCCTCCTCGATCATCGACGCGCCGAACGAGGCGGAGTCATTGGTCTCGGTGGTGGTCGTGTAGAGGAGTTCCTGAGCCCGCGCGCCGACCGCCGTGGTCATGGCCTCCCAGAGGGTCCCGTTGGGCTGCGCGAGGACCTCATCGAGGTTGAATGCGTGCGGATTGTGGCCGAGTTCGCCTGCCGCATCGGCGGTCAGCACCTCGTAGATGCTGGCCGTCCGCTCGACCACCAATCGGCGGGCATTCCGGAACAGCTTCACATGGTCGCTGAGTTTCCCGTTCAGCTGGATCATGCGGGCCGCCGGATCGAACACTTTTCCGGCCTGTTTGGTGTCCTTGGCCGCCGAATAGACCTCGGCCGCCTCCTCGTCGTCGGAGATCAACATGTAGAGCTGGATCCCGGCAGCCAGTTCGGACTTGCCGTTTTTCCGGGCGACCACGATATGGCCGATCCGGTACCGCCGGACGTAGCGGTGATGCTCCTGCGAGTAGAGGACCTCGCCGAACAGGGGTCGGATGACCTCCCATTCCTGCCAGCCCTCCAGAATAAACGGTTTCCGGACATGGACACCGCGCGTATGTTGCAGGTGCGAGGCGAAAAACATGACGACGTGATCGGCGCGGGGTTCGCAGTAATGCGCGCCCCGTTTCGCACAGATGTTCGTGCGGAACTTGTACCCGCAGACGGGTCCTCGCCGATCCTTCGGCCGCCACCGCTTGTCGAGGTCGATATGGACAATCTTGGAGGCCATGGCGACCTCCGATTACTGAACAATCTTCCACTGGGTGCCATCCCAGACCTTGACGGGCTTGATCACCCATGCCGCGCCATCCCAGACCTTGACGGGCTTGCGGACCCACTGCGTGCCGTCCCACACCTTCGGGCGGCCACTGATCGTGACGGCCTCAGCGATATGGAAGGCGACCGCATTCCCGGAGGCGGCATTCCAGGTGACGACCGATTGACCGGTGGCCGCACCGACATTCGAGATGAACTCGCCCAGGAAGAACGACGTTCCACCCTCGTTCGTCACGTTCGGATCATTGTAATACTTCTGGGTAATCGCGTTGCTGTTCGCATTCGTCGCCGACGATATCGCCGTCGCTGCCGATGTTCGATCGCTCGCCACCACCCAGCACCGAGCGCCGCCGACGACCGCGAATGTGGGCGCATTCACGAACGCCTGCGACACGCCCGCCCGATCGGCCTTGGTGCCGACGAGAAAGTCATCGGTGAAGAAGTGAACCGCACCGGCAAACAGATTCGACGTTGTGCCGGTGATCGTCAGGACGGTACCCGCCGCGACATTACTGACCCGATATGCCGCAAACCACATATTGTTCGCCACAGCCGGAGCGAAAACCGTTGCGACCACGGCGCTGCCACCGGTAATGGTGAACGAGGCGGGCATCGTGGGATTCGCACCCGCCAGGCACAGGAGGCCGGTATGGGCCGTCGTCACTCCGGCAGGAACGGTAATCGTCATCGTGATCGATGATCCGGCCGTGGTGCCGCCTCGCGCGGACGCCACGTATGTTCCCATTACGTCGTATCAATCCACACGTCATTGACTACCGGATTCGGCGGTGCCGATGTGCCAACCTTAATTTTCGGCCCAGGGACCGGTACCAGCGAAATATTACTGACCGCTGCGAGGGCATCGGCCGTCGGACCATTGTAATTCAGCAGGAAACCGATCTTGATAAACGCCGTGCCGATCGGAAACGCATACGTCGCCGCGTTGGCAATCGCGGTGTGGATGCCGCCGTAACGATACGGCCCGTAATCGGTCCAGACATTGGGAATGACCGTCGACTGCAAACCGTACATATAATTGGCACCATTGGCGCCGTTGCCGACCACCGTGCCGGCCGGATATGCGGGGCCGGCCCATGCCGTGCGCAGGGTGATGACATTACCGACAATCGCATTATCTGCCCAGAGGTCGGACGCGCTCACATTCCGCGAGTAGGTCCCCGGCGCCCAGGCAAAGCCATTGCCATCGACGTAGTTCCAGAAGATAATGCGCTTGTTATTAACGTTCGTCTGCGACCAGTTGGCCCCGCTCGTGAGCGTGACCGTGGTATCGCCGACATTCAGCGGGGCCGCAAGGGTGGTCCGAGTATTGGCGATCTCCATGTAATGGTATGGCTGGATCGACAACTTCTCCGCGTCATACGGGCTGATGAACGAGTAGGTCTTGCGGATCCCATCCGGATTGACGATCTGCTTTGCGGCAAACGTCATATCGTACGTGCGGGCCGGATCACAGGAAATGAACTCATCGCAGGCATAGGAGACGTTGACGCCCTTGGTCGTGAATGCACCGGGCGCGCCGACCGGCCGATCGGTCTTGGTGAAATACATTCCGCTGAAATTCGTCAGGTCGCCCAGATAGCCGTTGCCATTGGTGACCAGGTTGCCGCTACGGGCCAGAATGTAATTCTGGGTCGATGTCGAGAGCGGCAGAGTGAGCGGATCCGCCCACTGCGTGTCATTGTTGGTGGCGGACTTCTTTTGGAGGAGGGTCGAGGTGGCGCCTCCAGCCGGCACACCAAGGCCGGCAGCACCGGTCGGCCCCTGCGCGCCGGTCGCGCCCTGCGGACCTGGAACGCCCTGCGGACCCTGCGCTCCGGTGTCGCCCTTCGGCCCCTGCGGACCGGCGATGGCATCCGCCTCGATCAGGATGCTCCGGAGGGTGACATCGACCGTTTCGTTGTGCGTATCGGCCACCGCGTCAAACGTGGTCATCGCGGAATCGCAAACATTCGGATGCCGGAGGAAACGGTCGAATCGGTCACGTCGGCTGTCACCGTCACGCTGCCGGCCACGATGGTGAGGACCTCTCCGGAGGGATAGGTCAACTGGAGATCCCATGCTCCGGAGAGAAGTTGCCAGGTCAACCAGAGGCCGGCCGTCAACTCGACATTGACGATGTTGGGCTGGGTCACGGTGCAGACCAGCGGCATGATCGAGGATCCGCCGGGCCGATCCCGGATCTCCGCCTTAGCCGTCACCCCGGCCAGGTCCGCCGGATCGGTCTTGGCGTCGTCGTTCCAAACCAGGAACCGCCACGCATAGCTATCGCCCCGGTAGAGGGCGAGTGAGTACGTTCCTGGCAACGACATCTCGGTCCGCCTCCCTAGCCGAGCCCACTGATCAGGTCATCCCCGGCATGGACGGGCAGATCCACCTGGATCCGCGTCCGATCGGCGGGCGACAATCCGAGCCGACCGCCGAGGTTCGTCATCACATTCACCGCGCGCGAATAGGCGTTGTACGGACTGGCCGCCCCGGCAACGACCGGGGCCTGGCCGGTGGCCTGCTTGATAATGTCCAGCCGCGCGAGCCGAACAATTGTGACCGCCTCGCAGAATTCGGCCAGCATATGCAGGTCGGCCGGCGTGAACAGCTTGGCCTTGGTCAGGATTGGGTGCAGGTAATCCCATGCCTCGCGGGCCGGGGCCGACATTGTTTTGGGCGCCGTGACATCCTTCGCCTCAACAATCGGCTCCTTGGTATTCCGGTCTCCCGGCCGCCCCTTGAAGTCGCCGTGCAGCACCTTGAGCGCGGTGGGCTTCGGGGGCCGACCGCGTTGCCCGCCAGACTCTCTCGTCGTACCCATCGTCCAGGACCTCCGAAACACGTTGCAGGAGTGGGCGTTGCGCCGGCGCGCAGGCATTGCCCGGATTACGTATGTATACCTATATCCCCGTTGCGCCTTTACCCCGGCGGGCACGCGAGCCTACCGGCGCAACCGGACTCGCGAGGGGCTGCCGTGATATTGGCCCCCCTCCCCATTGTTTTGGAAACTTTAGGGAGGAGTCAGACGATTCAAAGGATTACCAAAACCACCATCGTGCCGATTCGTCTTCGCATTGTGACAGGGCCGACAGAGGGCTTTTAAATTCGTTTCATCGAGGCCACGCGGCCCGGCGGGACCGAGGCCATCGATGTGATCGACCACGGCACTGAAAGGTCGTCTGAACTCGGGCTTTCGGGCGCACCGATCGGATTCACAATACGGATGGGCTCGACGGAATGCCCTGCTCAGTGCCACCCATCGTGGGTCATCGTAGGGATCCGGCCGGCCGGCAGTGCGCAGGTCGTAGACGTGGCGCCTCCGATCGGCGCAGACCAGGCAGCGTCGACCGGACAGGGGAGTCAGACATCGGGGGCAAACGCGCGTGGCTCTCGTCGGCATCGGGTACAGGGCCAATCAAGAGAGGAGGTAACCATGAGCCAGCCTAATCAACCCTCGACCCCTGTGGATCCTTCACAGCCGACGAGTGATCCGCAGCCGCCGGAGGAGCCGCGCCAGCCTCGCGAACGCTGACCTTCGGATGGAGGGTGCGTCCTCACCAAGGACTCTGACAGGGCTTGGTGAGGACGACCAGGATGGAAATGTCCGAGCCCGGACATACGTCACCCACGGCGGGTCCGACATTAGCACGGATGATCAGGTTATGTGCAATACCTCGTGCCGGTTGTTCGCAATCATGACATTGATCAGCTCGGAGAGGTTGTCCTCCCGATCCCATCGGCAGCCGCATTGTCGACAGACGATGACCCTGATTGAATCCTCATCCCATCCGACCTCGATGGCCGGCACCTTCACCCATTCACCATCCTGGTAGGCGTTCGCCGAGACATTGCCGCAGGTCGGGCATTTAGCTCCGTACAATCGTTCGAGAAGGTGGGGCTGGAGGATTGCGTCTCCTCGATTGGCCCACTCCTCCACGGCATCCGACCACCAGGTGATCAGGTCATCATCGGGGCGGGCGAGGAGGGCGCCGTGGATCAGCCACAGATTGTGGATGGAATCGGGCGTCCAGCGGTGGGCGAGATCCTCCGCACCTTCCCGCGCGGCCACCGTGATCTCCATGACCAGGCTCACCACTGAGACCTTGATCGGCGGACGTGATCCCCGGGCGCGGGGACCGGGCGAGGCGCCACCGGCGACTTCACCGCTGAGATCGTCCCAGATCCCACCGAGCCGGATCAGTTGTTCCCTCATGGCCGGGCCAGCGCGAGGAACTCCTGACGGACCTCAGGCTGCCGGAAGGCACCGGTCAGGGATGACGTGACCATGGGGGCATTCTTCCGCACTCCCCGGAAGGCAGCGCAAGAGTGTTGAGCGCGCAGCAGAGCGGCCGATCCGAGCGGGCCAACATACTTGTCGAGGGCGGCGGTGATCTGCGTGGTGAGGCGTTCCTGAACCTGGAGCCGGCGGGCGTAATGCTCCACCAGGCGAGGGAGTTTCGACAGACCCACGATGCGGTCCTGCGGAATGTAGGCGACCCATGCGGTACCGGAAAACGGCATCAGGTGATGTTCGCACATACTGACGAATTCCATCGGGCCAACTGCGATCATCTCATCGACCGGGCCGATATCATCGAACGTCGTCGCGAGAAGCTCGGCCGGATCACCGGGTTTACTGGTCAACTCCTGCCAGGCAGCGAGGAACCGCGCGGGAGTGCGTGCCAGACCGGGCCGATCGGGATCCTCACCGGCCAGGCGGAGGAGAGCATGGATGCCCTCCCATACCAGCTGTCCATCGGTCCATTCGGACATCAGTGACCTCTTTCCGAATCCCACGCCAGAATATGCAATCGATGGGTTGCGTTGATACCACGCCGGGCGGCGGCGTCGGCGATGATCGGCCATCGCTTGTCGAGTTCATCCCGGGTGGCGCCCTGCGGCATCACCCAGACCCGGCGGTGATGGAATCCGAGTCCGATGGACCGGAGGAGAGCGATCTCCACGTCTGCCTCGTCCTCGCAGACGAATTTCAGGATGGCTGCCGGCACGTCCAACCAGCCGGTCCAGATATCGGCATTACCGTCATGATTGTGCCGATGCATTCCGGCGTTCGGCAGTTTCGGGCTCACTGAGATGAACTGGCAAAAATTGGTAGTGGCCTCGATCGGTTCGATGGTCCCGTTCGTCTCCAGGTGCAGATCCCCGTATCGGCACCAGAGTTCATACAGGAGGTTGCGCCAGTAGGGATTGTGCTGGTGGAGCAACGGTTCTCCTCCGGTGATCACGCAGGAGTTCGCCATCGGCATCCGGTCCATGATCTCCGGCACCGTGAGGTTGGTCATCTCCTTCCGCAGGTTGAATCGTTCGCCGTCCCACGAATACGGGGTATCGCACCAGGAGCAGGAGAGGTTGCAGCCGCCGAGCCGCAGGAACGCCGCCTGTTGGCCGGCGTAGGGGCCTTCTCCTTGCAGGGTCGGACCGAAGGTCTCGACCACCGGGAACTTCATCATTTCACCACTTTTCGCGGTAGATGGCCCAGGTTTTCGGGGTCTCGGAGATATGGACGCCGATGGATAGCGGATGACTCGGCATCCCGTAAACGTTCTTAATCACCATGCGGAGAACGCCGATCAGGTGCCGAGCGAGGTTCTCGGCGGTCGGATTGTCCGGCAGAACGTCGTTCAGGTGCCGATGATCGAGGTTGACGTCAATGTAGTGGCCGAACTCGGCCAGGTCGCCGTAGTCCAGGACGAAACCCGTTCGATCAACGGAACCCTCGATCTCGACCCGCGCAATGTAGTTGTGGCCGTGGTACCTTGCGCACTGATGGCCTTCCGGCAGGAGTTCCAGCCGGTGACTGGCCGAGAACGTAAAGTCCTTGGTGATGACGGCGATCATGCCGGAACCCTTCCATGCCAACGTTTCATCATCTGTATCTGGTAGCCGAGCGAGGCCGGATGCCCGTCTTCCCGGCAGAGCCGGACGAAGGGATTCACCGGCAGCACCCGATCGGTCGCCTTGTCGAGGAACCGCAGGTAGGCGACTCCGGCCAGCGTGATCAGCCGGCCCCGCCAGTTCAGGGCGGCTATCTGAGTGGCCACATCCATCGGCGAGATAGCGTCCCGCGAACCGATTGTGACCTCGTATGGCGGGATCACCCTATCCGAGCGGATGATCCCATATTTAGCAGAGAGAATGTAGATGTACTCCGGATCCGTCACGGAGGACGCCCACTTTCTCGTTGCCCGGAAATACGACCCCTCATACAGACTGATGGCCGCACTCGGATACGTACGTTTCTTCGACCCGCACGATATCAGGACGATCATAATGCGTACAATGTCGGATCATGGATGCCGGCATCGAGGAATGCCTCAATCCGTTCCTGACAGGTCCCGCACCGGCCACAATGCCGTTCCCCACCCTCATAGCAGGACCAGGAGAGGTGAACCGGGGCCGCGTATATCGCCGACTGGAGGGCGATGTCGGTCTTGGTGTAATTGAGGAAAGGTGCCCGGATGGTCACCGCCTGATCGGTGGCGAGGGCTGTCGCGCGGTTGATCTGGTCGATGAACTCCGGGCGGCAATCAGGATAGACCGGATGGTCCCCGGCGTGCACCGCGATCACCACCTCATCGCAGCCGACCGCGATGGCCACCCCGGCAGCGGCCATGAGGAGGACGGCATTCCGATTCGGCACGATGGTGATAGCCATGGCCGGCGCGGCGTAATGGCCGTGCGGGACAGGCACTCTCGGGTCGGTAAGCGCGGAACCCGTTAGCAGGCGTCCCCATCCGGTCAGGTCCAGGACCTCATGCTCGATCTCCGGATATTCTGCGGCGATCCGGACGGCGGCCGACAATTCCTTGCGGTGACGCTGCCCATAATCGACGGATAGTGCGAACTTGGCGCGATGGTCGAGGGCCTCGCGAGCGAGGGCGACGGTGGAGTCCATGCCTCCGGAGAGGAGGACCAATGATCCGGTCATGCGGCGTTCTCCTTGCGCGGGGTGCAAACATGGTGCCGCCGATAGCGTTCCCAGACGGGCGGCGGGGTGTCGGAGTGGATGAGGGCATCGGTGGAGGCGATGGCATAGGCGTCGGTGCGGATGGCGACCGCGTAGAAGTGCATTCCCGGGTCGTCGCCCATCGGGACCGGGTAGGTGGTTTTCAGGTATTCGTCGGCGCAGGCAGCGGCCACGCCGAGAGCTTGCGAGTTCAGCCATCGGGGCAGGCCGGGCTTGTTGCCTTCCGGCATCCGGCGGTCGGTCAGGTGCGCGGTCACCCCGAACCCATGGCTCACCAGAAGGTTCCGGTATTTCAGCATCCGTTTGTGATCGAGGATGTCGACCGGGTGGAGATCCCGGCCGTCGAACACCTGCACCGTGTGATAGCCGTAACCCATCAGGAAACGGGACGTATCGGCCGAATAGGGACGAGTGGCGCGTAACGCCGGCAGACTGCCGATGCCGAGAGCGTGCACTCCACCACCGAACTCGGCGGCGTGTCGCTGGATCACCTGGAGACGCGGTATGCGATACTTCTCGGCCATCCCGACCAGGCCACCGGCGCAGACATACCGGGTCTCGGCCAGCATCGCCCGGAGGTCGGTAATCTTGTCGCCCCGGGTGAAAACGGGCAGAACGGGCAATCCTCGTTCGTGCAACTTCCGGGTGTTCCGGCGGGACGCCGCCGGGTCGCCGATCACGTCAAGGGTAATCGCGTAATCCCAACATCCGGCCCATTCCTCCAGGTAGGAGGCGTAATCGTCCAGCGAGACGACCACCGGCTGGGTCAGCTTGCCCTGGTTGGACTTGTGCACCGAGAAGGCCCCGGAGTCGATCATCAGCCGACCGCAAGGCATGGACGCCCTGATTCGTCTCAGATCGACGCCACCGACCAGGGCATAGGACAACAGCAGGTTGAAGCTCATCGTCCCTCTCCGAGCAAATGAGCCAGCTTCCCGGCATCATCCTCACCCGGTAGCAGGAGGAACGTCGCGTAGAGGCTGGGTGCGACCCGGCCCCGGATCTCCGGCCACATCGCCTCATCGCTGGAATCGAGGACGTCCTGATCGTTGTCCGGAACCTCGATCTCCGGCAGGTCGAGAACCTTGATCAGGGACGCGAGATCCTCCTCGTTGAATCCGGTGCCGTCGAGGCGGTCGAGGCTGGACAGGAGTTCGGCGAGCAGCCGATCGTCGTATCCGGCCAGGTCGGACGAGCGATTGTCCGCCAACAGGATCCTCTTGGCGCCCTCCTCGTCCTCATCGACGTAGACCGCCTTGACGGCCGACCAGCCGAGTTCGGCAGCCGCCAGCACCAGGTGATGGCCGGCCAGGATCTCGTTCGGCCGACCGGTTCTGGTCCCCTTGTTGACCACGATCGGCGCGTACTGCTTGTTCTCCTGCAACGACTCCACCAACATCGCGACATTGCCCCGACGTGGGTTCATCGGGTGCGGGGTCAACTCCGCCAGCGGGACCCAGTGCAGGGCAAGGTCACTCTCCGTGTTCGTCATGGTTCATCTCCTCGCAGGTGCAGGGCTCGGCGTGCTTGCCGCAGACCCGGCAGCATCGGAACCGAGGGCAGAGGTGGATCACGTTCACTTGAGTCTCCATCCGGGCTCGGGTCTCTCCCCGGTCAGCAGGGCCACCAGGTCATCGGCGGTCATGATCACCAACTGCTGACCGGGGATCCGAGTCCCTTTACGTTTCGCCAGAACGGCGCAGGCGACGGCATCATCATTATTGCGCTCGGTTTCCGCCTCATTGACCCAGGTACCGAGCTTGCCGGCATATTCACCGGCGGTGTCCTTGCATTCCAGCACCATCCGGCCTCGACCGAGGATCCGGACCCCGCCGATATCGCCCCGATCGTTGGCACCGGTCAGCCGGCGGCGTTCGATCCGATCATCGACATGGAAGTTCAGGTAACCCGACATCAATGTCTCGAATGATGTGCCGGCACCTTTTGCGGATGCGCGACTGCGCGTCATTGGAATTTCCTAGAATGGTGGTATTTCCGAATAAATAGGGGCCGTGAATCTTCGCAGACTACTGGCCACATGGGGAACGCCCCCGCCATAATCGAGGCCACAATGGTGGACCACGAGAACGTCACGATCCGGAGTTCCGGCGGGACTTCCCCTAATTCGGAAGTTATCGCGTTTGGACAATTCCCAGCGACAACCACCTATCAGGCGAAGCTCGACCGTAGCACGTCCGCCCGCCAGTGCCAACCCCTCGCCCCACAACCCGACCGGATGCGGGTCCGCCTCGATCACCTGGTGGCCGTAGTTCGCGTCCAGACCGACCCAGATCGTCCGCCCACATCCGCCACAGCGGTCGATACGGGCGGCCGTGGTTTGTCCTGTCATTCGGTGCTCGGATCGTCGGGGTAATCGTATGACGAATTCACTTCACTTCTTCGTTCTCCTTCCGGGGCCCCATAGGGGAGGCCCGTCGGAGAAGAAGCGCGGGGAAGTGAGAAGAAGCCCGGGGAAGTGGTCGGGGAAGTGTTCCGGGGAAGTGGATAGAGCCTGTGATCCGTCCGCGAGTGAACTTCTCGACGGATCTCTGAGCGACTGATCATGTCCTCGATGGTCCGATCAAGGGCCAGATTGCTCACCCGATGGCCGGCCTCCCGGAGGCCCTTCGCGAGACGGTTTTTGGAGGTTCCGGGGTCCGCCTCGATGGCGTCCAGGACGGCCGGACCAAGATCAACATCCTCCTGCCGCCGGGCGCCTCGACGGGCCTCTTGCCGATTACCACCGACCAATGTCAGGTGCCGATCGTCGGCGGAGAAATGCATTTCCGATTCGGGCACATAAATGTCACGACCATAGGCCTTGAAATAACGGCGTGCATCGAGTTCCGGCTCCTCCCCGTTTTCGGCCAATCTCACCAGTTGCCACTCCGCCTCCGGCCACCCGCGCAGTGCCGAATCGCCCCGCGCCCGCTCCCCGGCATGGCCGGTGTGATGGGTGAGGATCATCTCTGATATCTGCGCCCGGAGCTTTAGCTCGGTTAACGGCGTGGTAATGAGGCCGGTATCCTTGCGTTCGTCCAGATTCAGGGAATCAAGGATGGGTTTCAGGCAGTCAATGATGAGGATAGCGGTCCGCAGTTCGAGGAGGCGGGCTACCCAGTAATCGAGGATCTCCGGGATCCGGATATCGAATGTGCGGGTCCGGCCCAGCATCGGGATGACCGAGACGGCCGATCGGTTCTCGATCCGCTGGTCACCTAGCCATCGGGCCAAGGTGGGCGGGTTCATCTCGTTGTCGAGGAGGACCACCCGCTCGCCCGGAGTGAGCGGGTGGGCCATCGGGAACTGACCGAGGAGGGGTACCCCGTCCGCCAATGTCCGAATCAGGTTAGCAATCAGGGTCGTTTTGCCGGCCTTCATCGAGGCGGTCAGGAGTACCCGTCCGCCGACCGGCAGCAACCCGCCGATACGTTCGGTCACCGGATCCTGCGGCGTGCTGATCAGAGCGTCCAAGTCAATCGCCTCCGGCATCTCTTCGGGTGGGGGTGCCTCCTCTGCCGCCAGGAACTTCCGCGCGGCCCGATCCGCGCGGAGCCAGGTGATCCGTTCGGCGAGTAGCTGCTCCGGCGTCTTCTGCCCATGGCCGGCCTCCTGCCATGGCGTGGAGCCGGCCAGCGGAGGCGCCCAGGTCCCCGGAGCCGGACCAGAACCATCGGGCAGGGGTGATCCGATGCGGCACGGATCTCCGGTCGGTGCCGGCCACGTCCGGTCCGCCTGAATCCGCTGACAGGCCCCGGTGGCGAGGCGTTTGAACTCGGCAGCGGCAGCCACCGGGGCCCGGCTGCCATCGGCGGTGACCGCGTTCACAAACCTGGTCTGAATCTCGCCGATGGCCTTGACGATCCCCGGATGGCCGGCCTCGCACACCCGGATGAGATTGAGCAGGGGAGCCTTGACCGCCTCATGCCGGCCGGAGGGCAGCGCCAGCGCCGACAGGATCGGCCGGGTCTGCGCGATGGTGAACGCGCAGGGCTCCTCGTTCGCGCCGAGCAGCGAGGTCAGCCAGTCCAGGACCGATTGCCCTAATTCGACTTTCGGCTCGTGCAGCTCGGGACCGCGCATGAGACCGGCGATCCAGCCGGCCGGCAATCGGGGTAGCTCGGTGATCAGCGGCACCCGATTGACCGCGATGGCGCCATCCGGGGTGATCCATCGGTAGGGCTTGGCGACCTCCGGATGAATGCTCGGCCAGCACATGCAGTAGCGGTGATCCCAGCGGATCAGTTCCACCCCACCCCCGGGAAGTTGTCCCGGCCACGACAATCCGGTGGGAATGCGATAGAGGCGGATCCCGGACACCCCGTCGTCCCGCGCGGTCGAGCGCCAGGTGGCGGGCAGCGGACAATCGTAGGCCTCCTCGCACTCGGCGACGGTCGCGCCGCCCCGCTTGTCCCGGTAGTCGTCCACGTCGATGCCCAGAACGTCGTGCGGCAGACGGATTGCCAAGTTCCGTTCGCCTTCCCGGCCATCCGACCAGGCCTGCATGTCGGCATAGGAGGGGTAGCCGGCCTCCGCGCCCGTCCAGCCTTCCGGCGGAGGGTACTTGCCGATGATCGGGATCACCGACCAGCCGGCGTCCGCGTAGAAGTGGAAGGCCTCCCGATACGGGGCGGGCTTCTCGGAGGGAACGGCCATGTCACTTATGATCTCCGTAGCAGACAATATTAACGCCGTAGCGGGTCGCCGAGAACCATTGGCGCCGACCGCATATCACGCAGTAGGTGCGCGCCGGCCATTCGCATTTTTCGAGGGGTTTACGTGGCATACGCCCCGCCTCCTTTGCCGAGGGATCGGGATCTCAGAGGCGGGTAACTAGCGGGTATGCCAGCCGCCGTATTTAGTTGTCGACTCGCCATGCTGGAAACGACTTCCCGTCGTCATCGCTGCGAGCCCATCCGCCTCATGGGGGCGGACGTCATCGTTCCGAGCCCCAGAGGATCCCGGCAATAATGACCAGGGCGAACAGGATGATCCCGACGATCAGGAGATCCTGGCCCATCATGACTCGCCTCTGATCGTGATCCGGATCCTCATCGGGTCCGCCCCGCTCGTCCCCGGATCCAGCCGATGGCCCCGCCGAGTTCACTGCCGAGTTCGGTGACCCGGACGGTTCCCCGGTCGATCAGGACCTCCTCGCCGACGATCAGCGGTTTGTAGTAGGCCGGCCAGACGTAGGCGTAGGCGCCACATTGGACGATCTGGTTACCCTCGTCATCGCGAAAACGTCTCATCATTCCCACCAATCGGGCCGGGCGTGCAGCCGGCAGAACGGTTTACCGGACTCCTCGTCCAGGACAACAGCTTCCATGTCGCATCCGTCGAATTCCCCGGGGTCCGGCTCCTCCTCGTAGGAGCAGAGTTCACCGGGTAGCGGTTGGCCGAAAACCGCGCGCCCGATCGGCGGCAGACATTCGTTCGGCACGACGTTCGCCAGCCGATCACCAGTGCGCCGAAACCGGCGAGGTCATGCCGGCTGCCCGACCTGCGACTTGGCAATGTTGATCAGCGCGTTGACCGCCTCGATGCTCAGGTGCGGGACCGCCTGATGGATCATGCCGGCGTCGAGGCCGTAGCCGATGAGTTCGCGAATCTTGTTCATGTCCTGCTCCGGCGTGGTGGTCCGGCCATTGACGGCCGGAGGAGGCGTCTGAGGTGCCGCAGGAGGGGCCGGCGGAGCGGGCGGGGCTGATCCTGCCGACGCGGAGACCTGCGCGTTCCTGGCCGCGCTCACCAAGGCGTTCGGTTCCGCGCCCCAGGTGGAGGCCGCCCCCGGTCGGACATACTTGGCGCTGAAGTTTTTCTGCGGAGCGCCCTTATCGGACGGACTCTCGGAGACGAAGGTGACGGTCAGCCGCCCGCCGACCTCCATGTCGTCGGCACCCGCCTCCCGGATGGCCTGACCGATGGCCTTGCGCATGGCGAACTTGTCCGCGTAGAGGATCTGAATCCCGTCGTCATCCGGGCCTTCTCGAACATCTGTCTGGAGTTCGACCACCGCCATTTGTACCGGCTGCCCGCGCGAGTCGAGCTTCGGCCGATTGGAACCGATCTCGGTGGCCTCCCGCAGTGCATAGGGGCGGGTAATCGTCCCAGTGACGCTATCGCCGATCCGCGCGAACTTGACTGCGGGTCCGGATTCAACATCCCAGAAGCCCATGGCTGAACATCCTTTCAGGAGGGAAAGATTGGTTGCGGGCACCAGCGGCAGTACCGTTGGCCGCAGGGTTGGTAAAGGTTGACGACCTGCTCGATCCCCCAACTATTGACCAGATCGAGCAGGCCGTTCGCACGCGAGATCGTTTCGAGGGCAACGGTCTCGTCATACGGCTCCGCCCACGCATAGGCGGTGTCCAATTCGCGCTCGCGCGGGAGGAAGTAAATCATGACATATCGGACATGGTGGCCCATTCGGGACAGGCCATAGCCGTACAGGTGGGCCTGCCGGCGGTAGGTTTCGCCCGGACCCTGATTCCGGAACATCTCAAGTCGCTTAGCGGAGACGACTTTCCAGTCCACGACGGTGCTGGTGTCGATGTCGAACAGATCGAGGTGGCCCATGATCGGGATGCCGCCGACCTCGCCAACCGTGACCTCCTGCTCGACCAGGAACCGTTTCTGGAACTGGCCGTCGTTGATCAGCGGGAGGATCCGCTCCAGCCATGCATGGACGCAGGTACCGATCTGCGCCAGCCATCCGGTGCGAGAGCCGCCGCCCGATGGCGCGTCTCCGAGAAGATCGTGGATAAGTGCTATGCTGCACGGGTTACCAAGCGAGGATGCCCCAATCGCCTTCTGGAGGCTCCTCGGGTGCATCGCCATCCCGGTCCGGATCATCCACAGGAGTTCCTCCGAGAGGACCTCCGGCATGTTGATAATCGCGTCCCGCGCGGTTGTCGTTGTCATCGTCTTCGTCCCAGAGTGGCATGTCTATGTAGGGATCGGGCGGCCAGTCACTCGGGTCGAGAAGCTGGTACTCGTTGGGATCGCCTGCGCCGGCGCGGTTCTCATCCGGCATGTTGGTTCACCGGAATCGTCTGGCCGGCATGGTGAGGCGAAAACTCCACCGGCACCGGCCGAGTCGCGACGAACACATGAACCGGCTCAAACCCCGGCACCGCCTGTTCGAGGATCTCCGCCACCGGACCCCACCAGGGGGCCACCATCATCCACGGCAGGATCCCGCGCGGCTCCAGCACCCGGAACCGGAACATCGTCCGATCGCAGGAGATCAGTTCCGGCGGGGCGATCCCGACCTTGTGCCCGTTGTAGACGCAGAGGTCATCGAGATCGGTCACCCAGCCGACGTGGCCGATGGCGTTCAGGATCGGGTTGAGCTTCGCCAGGTAGCGGGCTCCCGGAGGCGAAACCTCCAGTCCTGGACGGAGATAGCCGTCTTCGTGCAGGTCGGCGGCCCGGTGACCGCAGGTGTAATGCCAGAGTGGTTTCATGGTGGGAACCGATCACCGATCTTCCGCGCGTGGAAGAGGTAGACATCCTGCCGCGCAAGGAGTTGCAGGATGGCGGAGGAGACCCAATCGTGGGCCTCCGGCAGGACCGCGACGACCGCGCCCATCTCGATAGCCGATTGCTCGGATCGGAAGGTGAGGCCGGCGGTGGTGAGGTAGAAGTCTGCCGCTGGACGGGATCCCGCTCGTTTGGGCCAGGCAGCCTTGACGTTGACATGGTTGACCCGCACGCCGCCGGGGCAGACTTCACCCACGACGCGAGGAATCGACTTGTTCAGCGAGAAGACAAATACCTGACCGGTGAACCCCTTCACCCGAACCGGCGGAGGACGGGCCGGCCCTTGTCGCAGCATTCCCGGTAGAGCCTGGTCGGCAGATGTTTTCGCGCCAGGTCCTTGTCGGGCATCGTTCTCAGTGTCCGAGCAAGCCAGTCGGTTCCCTCGTCGCGGTCCGCCTGCGCGAGAATTCCTACGGCCTTGATCGGATTGAACGTAAGGTTTCCGTCGGCCAGCTTGATGCCGACACCTGGTCTGGCCTCATAGCTCTCGCCGACCTCCAGGTAGCTCGCTATCTGGGCTCGAACCGCCTCCTTGTGTGCTACCGCGTCGGCAACGTCCGCCTCTGCCGACACGAGTTCATTCCACAATCCCGGTAGTACGGAAGGATGGTCACCTTCCGCTAGTGCTGCACTCATCTCCGGCTCAACTCTGGGCCTGCTGTTTGGACCCTCTAGCTGTCGACCCGCGCCCATCCGGCGGGTCCCGATGTTCCTTTCGTCCCCGACTGGTCGATCCCTTGCATAGAAATTCTGTCAAGGCGACCCGTTCGGAGGCAAGTTGATCACTCAGCTTCACCCAATTGGTCTCCACCCCGAAAGGTGGGGTTTGAAAGACCTTTCAAGTGAACGGCGACTAGCGCGGTAGCGACATCCCTTCCCCAGGACGCCTTTTTACGCTGGTCGCGGCTTCGGAACCTGCTGGACCATGGCCTCCACTTCATCCATGTCGACCCGCAGGAGCTTCGCGCCGATCCGGTAGCCGGTCAGCTTGCCCGTCCGGATGTATCCCCGGACGGCATCGACGCTGACGCCCAGGTAACGCGCGGCATCCGGCAGCGACCCCAGACGGGGCGGAGCCTTCCCTCGTTTGGCGGTTGCCATCGGCCATCCCCTCCAGGTTGACTCGATCAGTTAACGGGAGTTCATATGAGGTACTAGGCACACCTAGGAACTCAATGACGCAGACGCTATCCCCGGCCGTTCGACGTGTCAACCCCTCGACGTTCCTAGGTTCCGAGATACGCTGGTTCCTATGAATACGCAGGAACACGTGGCATTACGCCTCCATCTCCTCCGGCAGGAACGCGGCTGGTCCCAGTCGCGGCTGGCGACCGAGGTCCGGAGGCAAGGCCTCACCTGGAGCCCCGGCACCGTGGCGCAGATCGAGGCGGGAGTCCAACGCGCCGATCGGCTGGCCGAACTGATGGCGCTCTGCGCGGCGTTCGAGGTCTCCCTAGCGGAGCTTCTCGGCGAGGAGGGGCCGCCGGGGGGTCTCCTGCTGCCGGATGGCCGGGAAGTCCCGCTCAGTGCCGCTCAGGCCGCTCTACGTGGCGTTCCGATGGAGGGCGCCGGGGAGGTCCCGAAGGAGGACGATCCCTATGAGGTGGCGCGGCTGTCCCGCAAGGCGGGCATGGATCCGGAGGAGTTCCATTTCTATTTCGAGAAAAGGTTCAGTCGAAAGTTCGTTCTTTATCTGCGCGACGAGTTGGTGATGTGGCATATGCAGCTGCCGAAACCCGTCTCATGGATAGATTGTTATCGACAAGTTCAGCCGGAAGAGGGTCGCCGCTGGTTTGTCATCCCCGGAGATAATCCCTCGTTCCGCGCCATGCGAGGCCATGCCACGCGCTGGATAATCTCAGAAGTAAAAGATCAGGCGTTCGAGCTTCAACCGATAGAGATTCCGGAGGAGTATCGCCGGAAGTTTTGGCATGATGTTTTGCGCGTGAACTTCAAAATTACAAAGGAAACGCCCGCCCCTCAGGTCGAGGAGGCGGGCGCCGGTGATGATCCGTCTAGCGATAAGTTCTCTTCGGTTGTTTAGCCAACTGCGCCTCCCACATTTCATTCATGCGTTCGGCAATCCGATCGTCGGATCCCTGCGCGGCGTGCTGATAGATCATCGCCGCCTTAGGGGAGGAATGACCCATTCGTTCCATGAGGTCCGCCAACGAGGCGCCCGTCTGCGCGGCCATCACTGCCGCCGTATGCCGCAGATCGTGAAAGGTCAGGCGGTCATGTCCCGTTCGTTTCTTCGCCACCGTGAACACCTTGGCAAAGGTCGAGGTCGCCAGGTGATTGTCAGGATCGCCCTTGGCCGGGAAGAGAAGGCCATCCTTGCCGGGCGCCGCATATTCGAGAAGGTGCCGCCGAACGTCGCCGACAAACATGGCCGGGAGACGGGGGGTCCGCCGACCCGCCTCCGTCTTCGGGTCGCCGACATGGAAGCCCTCCTTCGTCCGGGAAACTCCCTTATCCACGCGGATGAGGCAGCGGCCGTCCTCGGTAAACACAATGTCCGACCGACGCAGCGCAGTCACTTCGCCGAACCGCAACGTCGAGGAACCGGCGATCAGGATCATCAGTTTGTAACGCGGATTGATTGCCTCCGCCAGTTCGATGAGTTCAACAATGCTGAGTACGACTGGCTTGTGCGCGCGAGTTTTCCGCTGGATAATTTTGCAGGCATTGTCGTCGCGCATATCCTCGGCAACGGCGCCGTTCATCATGTGGCGGAAGGCCTCATAAACATGGGAACGCATCGATGGGGTATCCGGATTCAAGTCCTCGTAATACCATTCCCGCACCATCGAGGCGGTGATGGCCTTCACCTTTTTGTCGCCGAACTTTGGCAGGATGAATCGGTCGAGATACTTGGAGTATTCCTCTGCGGTGCGCGGGCGGAACTCTCCGGACTTCACCTTCGTCTCCAGCCAGCCGGCCACCCAATCCCGGAAGTAGGCCTCCTTGTCGACCCTCTCCTCCGCCGGGGAGACCCAGCGGCCGTCCCGGATCTCCGCCTCCTTGATCTCCAGCCAGCGGTTGGCATCCGCCTCGTTGGCGAACGTCTCCGGAGCGTTCCAGAGGCGCCCATCCGGACCGACGTAGCCGACCTGGAACCGGCCGGCCGATGTCCGCCTCATCCGGCCGAACGATCGGCGCCGCTGCCTCGTGCCTGCCATGATCATCTCTCCTTGATCAACTCTATTGCATCTGTGCAATCCGGACCCCCTCTAGGTCCTATGAGATCCTATGTGTTCACCGGCGATATTGCACCGTCGTGCCGTCTGAACTGCGTTTACGCAGGTCAGCGCCTATGCCGGAGGCCTAGGGGACTCTGGTTCGATCCCAGTATCGCCCACCCTACGTTTGCCCAGTTCAGAGGCCATATCACCAAGATCAACAACCGGCCAGTGCAAGATAGATGCAATATCGAACGATTCAGTTGATCTTGTTGCGGCATCTCCGCAGATCAGGACCATGATCAACTTCTGCGCCGGCAGCCGGCCCAGGGAAGGCCTCTATTGCACGCCGGCCGGCCGTGCAATAGGCGCCGGTATTGCACTCGGAGGCGACAACTTCTCAACAGGTTCCCAACATGTTCGGGTCCTAGGATCGGAGAGGAATCGAGGCGCCGGACAGGGGGCCTCCCGATGATCGGAGTGATCATGGAACGCGACTGGCTGAACCGGCCGGTGGGCCGCAGGGACTGGATGACCGAGGACGACGAGAGGAGGGCGGAGGTCCGGAAGGAATCCCTCCGGGTGATCCGCGCGGCCCGCCCCAACGACCGCCTTCTCATCGGCCGGAAGCACACCCCGGTGAAGGTGCTGGCGAACGATCGGGATCTCCAGCGGATGACGATCTCCTATGAGGCGGATCCCTCCAGCACCCTCACCGGCGCCTACGCGATGTGGGCGGAACAGGGGTTTGTGAAGGCATGACCAAGTTCCGCGAACCTTTCCGGACCGAGGCCATCGGTTTCGGCATCTATGCCGCCGGAGGCTGGCAGGGCCAGCACCGGACCGCGATCGAGTTCCCGACCAAGGAGGAGGCGCCGATCGTCCATTTGTTCGACGCCCTCGACGCGCTGGTTCCTCTCTACAAAGAGGATCGGGTGATGCGTCCGGCACTGGCCGGACTGATCACATCGGCGGAAAGACTCCTCGACGGGGATCTCGGCCGAATGGATGGCGGGACACTCTGGCGGGTCCTTGCCGATTACGCGCAGGAGATCGGTTACTCGATGGACCATGGCGCATTCCTCGATGAACTGGCCGATACCTCCGATAGCGGATTCGTGAATCAGGACGCCGACGTGGATGCCATCGTGGCGGAACTCAATGCCGCCAATCCGTGGAAGACCGGCCGATGACCCTCTATTTCTCGGAGGACTGGGATCCTTCCGCCGTTTATCCGGCGGAGGAGTTCGGTCCGCGCTGGAACGGCTGGGTCACCCCGGTCGTGACCAAGGACACGCTGACCGCCATGGCGAATCACTGGAAGGAAACCAATGCATCGGAGGACGATGCCAATCTGGACGGGGCGCTCGCCCTCGTTCGATTCGATGGGGAGGTTGCCGTGTGGCAGTTCGCAGGGGATGAGGAGGAGTACCGGATGCCGGCACGATCGGATGGCCTCTATGACCTCGGCACCCTCGGATTCACCTTCTACGCGCGGGAGGAGGCGGGAACCGATGAGGCCGTGTCCGTGTGAATGCAACCACGGGGGGTTCTGCGGAGGATGCGGCCATGCGGGATGTGGCGGTCGGCGCCGATGACCCTCACTCCGGATGGCCGTCCTCCGATTGGCCTCCATCCCTAGGGGTAGGTATCTCCGGCGGATAAGCGATGAATATCCGCAAAACTGAATAGCTTCACCAGCAGGAGGCGGACTCAGCCATGGGTCCGCCTCCTTCGCTGTCCGGAGTGTCTTGACCACGAATTGACATCATCTCCTAGGATGACCTGCGAATCAGCCGAACGGGTCGGAAGGGGACTCATGACCGCAGAGGATCGGCAAGCACGCAGGGAACGGGCTAGAACGGAGGGACAGAAGAGAGCGACCCCGCCTCGAAAGAGGACCGGAACCGCAGGTCAGACGGCCAGAGGCGGACCAGCCGGCCGGCCGGCACGGAAGGACCCCGGAGGAGGATCCCGGCCGGCAGCGGCCACCTCAGCCCCTCCGGCAGCAGAGGCGCTCAAGTCGCCGCAGGCGGACTCATCGGCTAGGGATCGGCGGATCATCCCGGAGTCGGCGGATCGGCAGGCAGCGCGCGCCCTAGCCTCCGTGGAGGCAGCGGAGAAGGGGAGGATGGCGCGCAAGAGTGCGGCAGCATCGGCGCCGGTCACCGCCGTGAAGCATCATGAACCGAAGAAACGAGTTCCAGTCCATGAGGCGCCGGTACCTCCTTCCGTCGAGAAGGCGGTTCAGGGGATGGACGTGGAACATCTCCAGTGCCGAGACTTCGGACATTCGTGGCGGCCGTTCTCAGTACAATGGGTCAATCGACTCAATCTTTACGAGTACCAATTGAAGTGCATGAGGTGCACGACAATCAGGACTCGATGGCATGATCGGACCGGCGCGGTGGTCTCCTCGAATTATGATTACGTCGAGGGATATCAGATCCACGGGCTCGGCCGATTGAGCGGGACCGATCGGGATGTGATCCGGCTGGCCTCGATCATGGCCGTGATGGAGAACCTCAATGTCGGCACCGCGTGAAGGCCTGCCGGCCGTCCTCATCCCGGCCGATCCGGACCGCGACTGGGAGCTGGTGGAACTGTCCAGGACGGCGGGACCTCAACTGCGACAACTACAATCGGCGGTCGGCGGATACCTGGAGGCGGTCCGGCTGCCACTGATGGGCATCCTCTGGTGCAACGAGGAGGGGGCACTGAACGGCTTGCCCCTCAACCGGTTTGCCAGCACGATCGCCCTCCAGTCGATCGTCGGCGATGTGATCATCACCGGCGAGGCGGACGCGGATGGCGACGTGACGGCGATCGATGACGAATGGATCCAGCGAGTTCAGGAGCGGAAGGAGTTGAGGGCACATGCGGGAGATTCAGGTCGTTAAGTGGTGCGACATCTGTTTTCAGGAGGGCAACAAACAGGATACCTTATTTGTCGAGAAGGCGGAGGCCACGCATACTTTCACCATCGGATGCATCGAGGGTGAAGGCAGCCGGCCGACTCCGAAGGTCCTCGATGTCTGCGACGTGCACGCAAAGCAGTTCGCCGACCTCATCCCGATCCTGCACGAGGTGGGCCAGCTACCGCAGATCAGTCAGCCGAGTCCGCCCCCGGCGGTGGCAGCGACCAAGCCCCTGAACGAACTCCGGGTGAATTGTCCGGTCTGCGATGAACGGGTGATGCGCAACACGATCATTCCGCACGTCTGGAAAGCCCACGTCCGGACCGAACGCCCGCCGATCCCTTCCGTCTGCCCGGAGTGCAAGGAGAAGTACCAGGCGCAGGGGATGGCGCTGCACCGGAAGGCGAACCATGGGGTGGATCCGCTGGTCGAGGCGTTGACCCGGGTCGACGGCTACAAGGTCACCGGCCGGGAGCGGGAGGAACTGGAGGCGTCCGCACATTGAGAAGGATGGAACTGGATCTCTGGGAAGAGGTTTGGCAGGCCTGGTTGATGTGTTCGTGGCGCGGCCATGACTTCCGGATACCGAAGATGTCCGGCCTCCTCTGCCGTCGATGCCGAGCCTTCCGGAGGTATGCGTGAGTTATCAACAGTGGATCGGCCAGGTGGATGCCCTCCTCATCGCTGCGGTGGGGCTGCATCATTCCGACCTGGCCGATCAGACATGGCGCGATTGGTACGAATCGGAGATGACCCCGCGCGAGGCAGCGGAGGAGGCACTGGCTAATGAAGAGTTCCCCGGCACCGAGTTCTGGTCGCCATCCAGAGGAGACTGACCCACTCACCGTGAAATGCCCCAACTGTCAGTCGAACCCCGGGGAGAAGTGCACCAAGCCAACGGTTTCCGGCCGGCAGTACATCAACGCGATGCACCTGGCCCGGACCGATCTGGCGAGAGGATGGTTATGAATTGGCTATGGTTTATCGTGATTGCCGCGACCTGGATTGTGATTGGTTTGACCTGGTGGTCGATCCTGCACACCCGGCGGACCATTCGGTCGATCAGGGAGATCAACGCGAACATGCCGGTGCCGATCCCGATGCCGCACCTCTTCACCCGAAGCCCGGAGAAGTGGCAGGTTCTCGATACCGAGACCGGCCAGGTGTGGATGTGGGCCAATGATGGCTGGTATCTGGCCGGAGCGGCGGTCCGGCGGCAGGCGTCGGAGAACTGAATGAGCCGGACGAGGCGGATCAACGCGGCCAACAAGCGACGGCACGAAAGGATTCACCGGAAGTTCGGCCCACTCCTGATGAGAACGGGTGAGCCCCTCCGGCTCCTGGTGCCGCCACTGGAGATGGTCGCGTTCCGATTCACCATGACCCGGCCGATGTTCTACGACCGGCAGAATCAACCGCTGGAGTGGGATGAGTTCGCGGTCCTACATTCCTTCCGGTCCTATTGCCGGGTGGATGAGGCGACGATCGGGCCGCTGTGGATCTCGACGGTTTGGCTCGGCCATGACATGGGCTATGGCGCCGGACTCGGCGACCGATTGGCGGCAGGAGAGTGGACGCCGATTGTATTCGAGACCATGGTGTTCCGGACCCCAGGGGAGGAGGATATCCATCCGGAACTGGAGGCCTACGTGGAGGCCATCGTCCGGTATGAATCGGAGGAGGAGGCGCTCGCCGGTCATGCCGCCGTCTGCGTCGATATCCGCCAAACCATGGCCAAGATCGATATGGCGCGGGAGGTACTAAATGAGGCTCTCAATCGGAAGGCATAGGTCCGCCCTACTCGGCATCACGGCATTCCTGATCGTCTGGGGTGCCGTGGTCATTCTCGCCCTGAATATGCCCCTCCACTGAATAGCAAAAGGCCCGCCCCCGGAGTCGGGATCCGGGGGCGGGCTGCTATTATTCGGGGACGTTCGAGCGGGACTGGAATCTGGTTATTGCAGATTATTTCCCCGATCACCCGTCAGATACGGGTGCCAGTCCCGCCGGGCAAGGGGATCACCCCGGCCAGGCCGGGATCGTGCCGTAGAGGCGACCTGAGCGCCTCCTCTAAGCCCTCAGAAGGAGTCGGCAGCCGGCAGCCATCCCGGACGGACCTCGCAGGATGCCTAGCCGGCTGCCGACTCGGCGGATCGTATCTGGTCGAGGAGTCTTCCGCCTATCATCTGTGTGAAGGCCGGAGGGATGGCCTGAGCCATCTCCCGATTGGTCATCCAATCGATATCCATCGCGGCCCGCCACTCGGCGGTTGTGCCGTTTCCGTAACCGTCTCGGGTGGATCGGCGCCCCGGATGCCCGGCAACTGTAACCGTTCGGCCCACATGCCGATGCTTCGCTCTGAAACGCTGCCAATCCACCCAGCTTGTCTCGAACCATCGTTCACGGCGCAGGCCGGGCAATCCGAACATGCAACCGCAGAGGCGATAATCCGGACGCATGTACGCACCCGGCACATTCTCGATCACCCATGGCCGGCCGAACTCGACCAGCGCCGTGCGGGTCGCCGAGAGAAGGTGGCCGGTCTCGTAGGTCAGGCCATGCTGTTGCGCCCTCGACCAGTGCTGGCAAGGCGGACTCGCGTGCACCGCATCGAAACCGCCGGTCCTGGACAAGAAGTCGAGGGCGTCCGCGCGGTGGAACTCGAACGGGTAATGCGGCTGCCGCGCGATGTCCACCCCGACGACCTCGAACCCGGCCCGATGGTAACCCATGGCCGCCCCGCCGGCCCCGCAGAACAGGTCGAGGAGACGGGGCTTCATGCCGCCACCAGGGCCAGCCGGCGTCCGATCCAATCGGTGTAGGCGGGCGGGATGGCCTGCGTCAGTTCTCGGCGGGTGACCATCCAGTCGATACCCATGGCCTCCTGCCATTCGGCGATGACCCCGCGTCGGCCGGCCCGCCTGCCGTAAACCCCGTAATAGGGACCAACCTTCGCCTTGCCATGGCGCCAGTCGGTGACCCCGCCCCGGTGGCGCTGATGAATCGGGGGGTTGCCGATCCGCCAGCCGCCCAGCTCGAACAGCCGATGCCGGAGGACGTCCAGCCCGAACATGGTGCCGCAGAGGAGGAGATCCTTCCGCATCGGGGCGCCGATGACATTCTCGATGACGAACGGCAGACCGGTCTGAATCAGTCGCTGCCGGACGATCCGGACATGGGTGGGGTGATCCCCTTGCCCGGCGTTCGTGCCGCGCGTCATCGAGGAGTAGGCCTGACAGGGCGGACTCGCGTGCACCGCATCGAAACCAAGTGCGCCGGCGCGGTTCTGGAGAAAATCGAGCGCATCGCCCTGGACGAACTCGAACGGATAGTGCGGCTGCGGCAGGATGTCCACCCCGATGACCTCGAACCCTGCGCGGTGGTAGCCGACCGAGGCCCCGCCGGCCCCGCAGTAGAGATCGAGGAGGCGCATTAGATGGGGTCGATCTGTCCGCCCCCGATGCGCGCTGCCTCCCGCTGGATGTATTCGAGCAGGTTCCGCTCGATATCCGGGGCCTCGCCGTGCGGCACATCGATGTACCCGGGAGTCGAGGCCAGGAAATGGTAATCGTCCGGATCCTGAATCTTCCGGAACATCCCCGGCCGGTAGGCGTAATCAACGCCGCCATGCCGCACAACCTCGTAGAACATCGGGTCCTCCTCATCGTCAGGTTCCGGCGGAATCACCACGCCATTCATTCGTGCGCCGACTCGGCGCCTCAGTTCATCGCCGGCCCATCCGCCGGAGTCCGGCCCGCCTCCTGCGGACATATCGATCTTGCGGTTCGTCCATTCAAAGTGGTTGATTGCGCGGTTGGCGGAATAGCCCCACACCGCGAACTCGGCCGCGTTAATCGCCACCATCACATCGAGAAGCGGTTGCGGCCACGGTGTTGAGTCCCCAGGGTGCTGGCATTCCGTCCCGGAATAGTAGGAGTTGCCGGTCATATCCCCGGAGGATCCGGCCGGCCCGGGTGGCGGCTGATCGTTCATCGTCCGGTTGAGGACGGAGGAATTGCCGGTGCCGGAATGGTTCATCGGGCCGGTGCCGATCAGGTACGCCTTGCCGTGAACATCGGCAAACCAATTGACCACGCTACCGCTTGCCAGATTGCCGACAAGGCCATTGATGTAACCTTGATCAGGATTGAGGCTACACACGTAGTGATGATTGATGTGGCCGATTGGAGTGCCGTAGTTCCAGCCGATCCCGTTGGACCGTCCATAGCAACCATCCCACTCGATGACCTGAAAGCCCCACGACCGCAGATGCCCGACTGCGGCAGCGAAGTCGTCAGTCACACTCATTGCCCTCGCCCTCCGCATCATGGCCGACGCGGACGATCTCATAGGTCAGGTCCGCCTTGACCAGCTTCACGAAACCCTCCGGCACGTCCCGCTGCCGGTCGAGATGTCGTTGGATGCGTTCCTCATCGCCTCGCCGTGGACCCCATCGCCGTGCCGTCATGAAACTTCCTTCCGTTTGCGAAGCCATGGGATGAACAGGTTCTCGATCGGCAGCACGCCGACCATGACCATGCCGATGATTAGGATCGGCACCTGGTTATCCTGCTGGCCGATCAACCCGTCCACAATAATCAATGTGCCGAGCAGGAATATCGTGACCCGTCTGATTGCCTCGAAAATACGCCAGGCCTTTGTATGCGGCTCCTCGACCATTACATCGGCAGGGACGGATTCAGAACGTCCGAATACAGGTCCGCCACCTTCGGCCATGCCGCCTGAGTCGCCGACAGGAGTTCGGAGTCCTCGATGGCCTCCTGCCCGCCCTGCGCGTACTGATCGCCGAATCCGGGGGCGGACGAAATGAAGGGCATGAACCAGAGGGAGGTCCCGTCCGGATTGCGGAGAACCTGATCGGCCAGCGTGTCATTGGTCTTCACCGCCGACTCGGTGGTCAGCGTGGCCACCAGGCGGTTTCGGAACCGGGGATCGGTGCCCAGATTGTAGACGTCTTCGTATGCCATGATTCCTCCTAGGAAAGTGCGATTGCGGTAATCGTCCAGTTCGTGGCCTCAATGCCATTACCCAGAGTGGGCTTGATATGGGCCGTGATCTGGTGCTGCCCGGCGGCGGCTCGGCTGACGACACCAAACGCGCTATGCATCATGCTGCGGCCATACTGGTACGTGGACCCATTGTTGATCGTTTGTAGCAGACCGCCCGCCCCGTCCCAGTCCCATCCCCATTCACAGACCGAACTGAGGTTCGGATCCTGCTGGTGGAAATTGATGGTGCAGTGAATCAGCACCAGGTTGGCCACGCGGGACAGATTGATGTAGGCATTCTTATATGCCCAGACGCCGACGCCAATAATCTCTGCGGTGGCCGTGGAGTAATAGACGTGGTTGTTGTAATTCGCACCGAGCGGATAGTAATTGTCGCCGTCCCGCTGGTCATTCTGCATCGTGTCGAGCGAGTGGACGATCTGGCCGTTCGCAATCGTCGTGATGTCCGGCCGGGTGCCGTAGTAGGGGACGACGCCGCCGACCGAGGTGGTGAACTTCCGCCGGTCGGAGGGGGTCACCGAGACCGCGTTGGCGGCAACGTCCACCACGGCCAGGAGGAGGCAGCGGGCGGGCAGGGGCGGATCGGATGTCGTGGTCCCCTTGACGATCTCCAGTTGCGTCTTGGATACGGCATCGCCCGCCTCCGTGTCATAGACCCGCAGGATCACGGCATCTCGGCGCGCGGTGCTGGTCGATGGCGCGATGGTGAGGGCGGCCTGAATCGGGTTGATGACCGAGTACCCGTCGATGATGGCGGATCCGGCATCGATAAGGAGGTTCATCCCGCCGTTCGACCGGACGTTCAGGTTGATGTTGCTATTGCCGTCACCGCCGCCCAGGAAAACGCCGTTCCGGGTGTTCAGGCCGGAGACGGTCGCCTGGTGGTTGACCTTCCCGATCTGGATCATCCGATCCTGAAACGCGGTGTATTGCTGGTCCTGAATATAGCCGGCCCACGGCTTGGTCGGATCGGGGGCTGTCATGGAATCTCCTATGCGTGCGGCCCGAGGAAGGCGATTGAAAGTTGCGAGGTCACGGTCGCACCCGCATTAATGAACGCGAAAACCTTGGGCTCAAACGTCCGATACCCGACCTTGCCCGGCTCCAGATAGACCACCAGCGACGTGCCCGCCTGGTCGGCCCCGGCCACAATGGGATTCCGGCTCCGCTCGACTGCCTCAACGTACAGCGACACCGCCGAGGCCCCGGCGTTAATCGGGACACTGGTTTTGGCAAATAGGTTCAGTTGATACACCCCGGCCACCAATGCGGTGAAAGTGTTGGCGGACACCGACACTGGGGTGGAATAGTCGTCGGTAACGGACCAGGGATCGAGCACGGTCCAGCCGCCGTTGAGCATTAGATGACTGGTACTCGTATATCGGGCGTATCGAACCAGATAGCCGGTACCGGCGGGGCCCTGAATGCCTTGCGGACCTTGCGCGCCAGTGGCACCTTGAGTGCCCTGAGGTCCCGTAGGACCGGTCGGGCCGGCCGGACCTTGAGATCCGGTGGCGCCAGTGGCGCCGGTCGGTCCCTGCGGACCTGGGGGGCCTTGCGGACCGGCTCCCGGCGGTTTCAGTTCCAGCGTTCGCAGTCGGTCGCCAAGTTGGCGGAGGTCACCAGACAGCGAGGGGGTTTCCGGAGTAATCGCCAACTGGTCCCTCCTGCGCGATATTGAGGACCAGGGTTTCCGGTCCGGAGCTGACCTGTTGGAAGTGCCAGCCGAGAACGCGAACGTCGACCCGCAGCCCGAACGGGAAGTTGATCGACTCATCGAGGACCAGGGTCACGATGTCGCCGAGCGACCAGTCGCCGATTCCCGGGCTGCGATTGGCGAGGACGTTCAGGTCGCCCGGCAACATCGCGTCCTGCGCATCGTCCCACATTGCCCGCGCATGGCCGTCGAGGGTGGCCTGAACGCTGACCGAGGTGAACGATCCGGACTTCTCCAGGTAGGGCAGGCGTTCCGCCGTGATCAGGGCATCGTCCTCGTAGGTGGAGATCAGCCCATCCTCGCCGATGGCGTAACAGGTGGAGGCGAGAGAGGTTGCATCCTCCGTCAACTGGAAGTCGATCAGGGTTGCATTCTCCAGCATGATGTCGTAATCGCCACCGGCACGAGGGTATTTCAGATAGGCGGTCCGCTGAACCTTGACCGGCTGGCCGACCGCCTCCACCCATTCCGGCTGGATGTAGTAGTCGAACCCGTTGATCACCGCGCCGAGTTCCTTGAGTCGTCCGCCGATCGTGCCATCGGCCAACGTGTACGCCCGATCCCTCTTCTGCCCGGAGGCGGAGTAGGTGCCGAACGAGAGTGCGACCGCGCCGTTACCTTTCGGCGACGGGCCGAACCCCGTGAGGATGAGATCCCGTGCGATATCGAGTTGCTCGGTCTGCATCCAGGACCGGGTGGGCGTGACGCGGCGGTCGAGGAGGCTGATCGTCTCCGAGCCGGCCAGGTCGATGCCGGCCAGGTCGTTGCTCCGGCTCCGCTGCCAGATAATCCACTCCCCGGCCACCTTACCCTGGTGCAGGGCGAGGATCGAATACCGCCCGGGGATGGTGCTCTCGATGATGGCCTGCCGCTGCGCCGAATCCAGGTCCAGAATCGGACATTTCGCGCCCATCGTGCCGATCGTCAACGAGACCTCACCGGAGAAGTCGACCAGCGGAAGGTCGATCAGCACCTCACCGCTGGTCAGCTCGACCGCATAGAAGACCCAGTTGTCCGCCTCTACAGCCATGCGTCCCGCCAGGTGACGTGAGCACTGCCGGTCTTGTCGATGTTGTCCACCCAGTGGTAGAGCTGATTCGCCCCGGGGGCCAACGTGATCCACCGCGAGGCAGCGGACAGATTGCGCCGGCGATTGGCGCCCGACAACATGACAGTCCTTGCCCCGCAATCGATGATGACCGATTCCTCGGCCACCAGGGTACTCATGTACTGAATCTGATTCCCGCCGACGATGCGGATCCCCGGATTGGTGCACGGACCGGTGAAGGTGATCACCGGAGGGGTGTCCGTGTTGCCGTAGTTCATCGCGGTTCCGGTGCCGGGCCGGGTGTTCGCGCCGTACCGCCGATTCGGGATCAGGTTGTAGGTCCGGCCGGAGCCGGCGAGGAACGGCAGCAGGTCGAGGGAATGCTCAATCGAGGAATACCGCAGCGGATCGGCGGCGTAGAGGACCAGCGACCAGTCCGCCTGATAGGTGGACTTCCGGTCGACCAGCGTCGGCCCGCCGAGTCGGACCATGGCCTGTCGGGATGCCCCGCGCTGCGTCTCATTCACCACCAGGGCGGACCGGCGGGTGCCGGCCGACAGGATGGCGCTCAGTCGGTCCAGCCCCACCTGGAGGCCGCTCCTGGTGGCTGCGAGGAGGGTTCCACTGATGGTCACCGTCCGGCCCTCGAAAGGTGCCGGCCCATCATGCGCCCCGTCGAGGAGGGGGCGGTCCACCGGATTGCCGCGCGGGGCCACTCCGCCGAACCATCCCTCGATCGTCTGCCAGATAAAGGTGTTGCCATCGGTATCGGCGGGCGGATCCACGTAATCGTAGGCCGTGAATCCGTCCACCATGATCGTCTGCGAAAGGACCGGCTCACTCATGCCGACCGCCCTCCTGCGAACGCCAATCGCCGGTCGATCTCACGCGCCAGTTCGGCGGCATTCTGACCGGGCAATTGGTTGACCGTCATCTCGACCCGCCGGCCGACGGATCGGGTGACCTCGGAAATAGCCGCTTCGGCCACATCCCATTGACGCGGAGTGAGCACCGGCTCCGGCCGACGGGTGAGGTTGACAGGCGTTTGCTGTTGCCATGGGAAGATCCAGCCGCCGCTGTCATAAGCCACGCCCCGCATACCCTTTGGAATGCTGCCGTACCGGTCCAGGACATAGCGGATACCGGCAACAATGTTCGCCAACGGATGGTAGACATCATTCGGCAGCGAATCCAG